GAGTAAACGATCAACTGTCATGTTTCATCAATCATCTAGTTTTTTAGGAGGTAAGATGAGTGACATATCCGCGTACTTAGATAATGTTAAAAATATAGAGAAAACTATATATGATATATTAGCAGAAAAAACTAATAAAGATCAAGCATGGTGGAAAGATAATATGAAATCAGATTTATATTTAACCGCTGAGCAATTAAAAGAATATAACGTAATTGATACAATAATATGAAATTAACAGCAAATCAAATAGCAGAAAATTGGGACGAATTATTAAACGTAATTAAAACAGAATTTACAGGAACTCGTAAAGATAAATTATTAGCAATGTATACTGATATGGAAGATCGTATGGCCATGGCACCGGCTTCATCTTATAGTCATTTTCATAACGCATTTGCCGGCGGATATGTTGAACATGTTTTGCGTGTAATAAAATGTGCTAAAAAAGTATATACATTATGGACAGATATGGAAGCTGATATGTCTGGTTATACATATGAAGAGCTTATCTTTACCGCATTAAATCATGATATTGGTAAGATGGGATTTCCTGGCGATGGTAATGAAGTTTATCAGTGGAATGATTCTGAATGGCATAGAAAGAATCAAGGTAAGGAATATAAAATTAATCCTAATAATCCGTTTACGTTAGTAAATGATTTATCTATCTGGTTACTACAACATTATGGAATTGAAATTTCATGGAATGAAATGTTAGGCATTAAATTAACAGATGGGTTATATGACGATTCTAATAAACCTTATTTTATATCTAGGTCAGCTGATGCAAAATTAAAAACAAATTTGGGTTATGTAATGCATCAAGCCGATTCAATGGCTGCTAGAATAGAGTATGAACGTTGGAATAATAATAAACCTATTACTAGTAATGCTCCTAAAAAGAAAATAACTAGTCCGCAAACTCAAATTAATGCTAATAAAATGTTTAACGAGTTATTTGGAGATTAATACATGACAACAATTATAATATTATCAGTAATACTAACTATTTCTATTTTAATTAATTTTAATCAAATGCGAAAACAAGAAGCATTAGAAGAATATATCGAAGAGTTAGAAAATTCTAATACAGAATATTATCAATTTTTTACAACTTTAAAATCACGCATGAATGAATCAAATTCCAAATTAAAACAAATCGATCGGTTAGGTTCTTTTGAAGCTGATGATGAAACTGGATTTATTTTTACTGAATTACGTGATATGGTTGATGAATTAAATAAAGGATTTTAATGAAAAAATTAAGTCCTGTAGATAAATTTTATGAATGGTTGGCGTTAGAACAAGCTGATATTGAAACTAATGGTCCTAAAAAACGTCGTGGTCGTAAACCTACTAAAAATATGTATTTTACATATATAACTGATAAAGCAATTATTGCGTATAATAAAGAGTCTAGTTATGCTAAACGTAATAAAGTTTTTCGTGAGCATATTAATTATCCCTTCAATAAATTAGTAGAAAATATATATCATACATTTAGATTTTCATATTTTGACGTACCATACGAAGATATTAAAGCAGAAGTTGTTGCATTTTTAACTGAAAAAATAGGAAAATTTCAAGAAGGTAAAGGAAAGGCGTTTTCTTATTTTTCAATAGTTGCTAAAAATTATCTTATCATACAAAATAATGCAAATTATGCTAAAATGAAATTACGAACTGATACTACTGAAATTGATGCTAATAGAAATGTTAGTGCAGAAGTAGCATTATCTGATCATCAAGATTCGTTACGTGATTTTACTGATTTATGGGTAGATTGGTATGATGATCATATAAATACTATATTTTTCAATAAACGAGATATTATAGTAGCAGATACAATATTAGAATTATTTCGTATACGTGAAAACATAGAAAATTTTAATAAAAAAGCTTTATATATTTTAATAAGAGAACGTACTGGTCTTAAAACACAGAATATAACTAAAGTACTCAATGTCATGCGACGTGATTATATGAAAATGTATGCTGTATATCGCAAATCCGGGCATATTATTAACATAAATCATTAGTCCTTATATTTATATAAAAGGATTTCATGAATACAGATTTCGAATTATTTCAAGGAACAAATTTTTCTGATTTGATGCGTGACATATATCATAATCAAAAAAAGAAATCTAGACAAATTGACGGTCTTATAAAAGAGTTACAACCGTTAATAAAAAATTCAGGTGATGCATCTGTTCTAGTTCCTATGATAAAAGATTATCTAGAAGTTTCTGTGAAAAATGATGATGCTTTAGTTAAATTAGCAGCAATTGTACAGCGTTTAATATCTGCAACAAATAAAGAATCTGATGATGGCGAATTTGGATTATCTGACGAAGAACGTCGTAGGTTATTAGAAGAAGCTGAATCTGAAGTTAATAAGCTTCAAGCTGAAAGTAAGGAAATAGATGCCGGACAAAATCGACCTATTGATGGGTCAGGTAGTTCAGACCGACGACCCAACTCAGTTTGATGAATTTAAAGATCAAAATGATATAGATTATTTACCAGGTACAATAATTGTTAGATTACGTGGTACTGGTCATTCTATCGCACAAGAAGTAGCTGCAATACCAGCAAATCCTAATTTTCTTAATGTACCATTATATGGCGAACAAGTAATTGTTTTTAATGCAATAGATGGTCGTACGGAAGATACCAAAACTGATTTATATTATTATATGCCATGGTTAAATGCTCATGGCATGATGAATAATGGTATAATGCCATACATTCATGATACAATACCAGAAGATAAAGGATATGGAACATACGCCGTATCATCTCCATTCAAAAGTAAAGAACCAGAACAACGTTCATTCGAAGAAAAAAATATAGTAACAATACAACCTTATCAAGGAGATAGTATAATACAAGATCGATTTGGTTCTTTGTTACGGTTTACTAGTACTCATAAAACTTTAGATCCATATTCTCAAGAACCATTCTGGGATAGTGAAAATGCAGGCGATCCATTAGTTGCATTATCATGCGGTGTTGATGGTACCGAACAAGAAGGATATTTTACTGTTGAAAATCCGGATAAGGATGCCGCATTTATTTATTTATCAAAATCACATAAAATAAGTAATCTAACGTTGGCACAGCCAAAAGTAGGAAAGGAAGTAAAGCCCGTCAGTTCGTATGATAAGTCTCAAGTTATTATAGGCTCAAATCGTTTAATTTTTAATGCACGTGCAGAAGAAATTGTATTAGTTGCTAAAAAAGATGTTAAAATTGCAACACCAGCATGGCAAACTGATATGGATGAATTTTTCACATTGATGTTGGCATTTTTAGATGAAGTGATACGACAAAATCAAAATATACAAGCAGGTCATTCGGAGATAGGTACTGTTGCACAGGAAAATGCATTGGAAACTCATACATCACCAGAATCTGGAGCACCTACTAGTCCACCTCGTAATGCTGGTCAATACGTAGCATCAAATGTTCGATCGACTATAGATAATACAAATGAGTCTCGCGATATTGAATCTGAACTTAAATCAATACGCGATGACTTCGCAAATATGCGGCAATAATATAATGTAAACATATTTATTAAAAAGGATAATACTATGAATTCAAAATCATTTACAAAATTGTTACGTAAGATTATTCGTGAAGAAGTACGAACAGCTGTTCGTGATGTATTAACTGAAAACACGACCAATCATAAACAAGTTATATCACATGGATTGCAAATGAATGAAATGACAAATACCCGTCCTAAAAAACAATTCACAAAAAATTCAATGTTAAATGATTTGTTAAATGAAACAGCAACAGCTCCAGTTTCTCAACAAACATCAGATTGGAATGCTATGAATTTTAAATCAGAGATGTCACAAGCTTTTGGCATGGATACTTCTCCATCAATTGCTCCTATGACAGGTATTAACGGAGAATCAGTTAATATGAATAATGAAAAAGTAGCCACCACAGTTAATGCAATGACAAAAGATTATTCGGCGCTAATGAAAGCAATTGATAAAAAGAAAGGTAAATAATGGCTAGACCTGTTTATCGATATCAACCGGTCAACGAAACACCAGATAAAGCAATTGGTATATTATTACCATTTAATAAGTCATCTATTGCTAGACCAGATACTTTACATTATGCTTCTGGGAGTGTTTCTGGTAAACAGTTATTTGGACAATCATATTCAACAGAAGAACAGGTTATTTCAAATTTAAAAAATTTGCTATTAACCCGTAAAGGTGAACGTGTAATGCAGCCATTGTTTGGTACTGATATTTTTGATAAATTATTTGAAAATAATACATTAGATTTAAGAGCTTCGTTAAAAAAGACTTTAACAGAAGACATTGAATATTGGTTGCCATATATTCTGATCAATGATGTTATTGTAACATCAAGCGAAGATATGCATACTGTTACAATTCTAATTGCATTTACAATTACTAGTATAGGAGCAAATTTAGTAATTAACGTATTAGCATCTGAAAATTCATTAGTGGTAACTGATGCAACTCCGGATCTAGAATTACGTACTATATCAACAGATGGATTATTATAAAGGTTAAAGTATGGCAGATTTAATTAAAAAAGATGTTAAATATTTAAATAAAGACTTTGCACAGTTTAGACAAAATTTAATTAATTTTGCAAAAAATTATTTTCCTGATACTTATCAAGATTTTAACGAATCATCACCTGGTATGATGTTTGTAGAAATGTCTTCATTTGTAGGTGATGTGTTATCGTATTATGCTGATACATCTTTTAGAGAAAGTTTATTAAATTCCGCGGAAGAGTCATCAAATATATTAGCATTATCACATTTGTTTGGTTTCAAGCCAAAATTAAATTCACCATCTAGATGCAAATTAGATGTATTTCAATTAGTAATTGCAAAAGGTTCAGCTGATGACATTCGCCCAGACATGGATTATGCATTATCTATTGGATCTAATATGGAGGTATTGAGCGAATCTGGAATTAAGTTTAGAACATTAGAACCTATAGATTTTAACGATGATCCAGATATTTCAGTATATGAAATTGATAGCGATGGTGATGTTGCTCGATATTTACTTAAAAAACAAGTTACTGTAGAGTCAGGAGAAATAAAACAATTAACGTTTACATTTAACGATCCAAAGCCATATGATAAAATTGCATTACCAGAAACAGATGTAATTAATGTAATCAGCGTTGAAGATAGTGCTGGAAATACTTGGCAAGAAGTTGATTATTTGGCACAGGATACCACATTTGAAGATATAGCAAATATATCTTATAACGACCCAGAATTATCACAGTATCGATCAACAGTTCCTTATATATTAAAGTTACGTAAAACTCCTAGACGATTTATTACTAGATTACGAGATGATAACCGTCTAGAAATTCAATTTGGTTCTGGAGTTTCTTCTGATGCGGATGAAGAAATTATTCCAAATCCTAAAAATGTAGGTCTAGGGTTAGAATATTTACGACGTACTACATCTGATACAATTGATCCATCAAACTTTTTATATACTAGTACTTATGGATTAGCGCCTTCAGATACCACGTTGACTATACGTTATACAATAGGTGGTTCTATAACAGAAAATGTAAGTGTCAATTCAATATCAACTGTCAATTCTATTGTATATCTTAACGAAATTAACAATGTTGATTTGACTGATTCTAAAGCATCTATTGCTGTAACAAATCCAGAATCAGCGATAGGCGGTAGAACAAAAGATGATATAGAAAGTATACGACAAAATGCCATGGCAGCATTTGCAGCTCAAAATAGAGCAATTACGCGTGAAGATTATATCGCGCGTGTATATGCCATGCCTTCAAAATTTGGATCGGTTGCTAAAGCTTATATTGTAGGTGATACTCAAATTAACACATCGGATATGATATATCCTCGCGAGACTATTGATAATCCATATGCATTAAATATGTATTTGTTAGCATATGATGAAGATAATTTATTTACTAATCCAAACCAAGCTCTTAAAGAAAATATAAGAACTTATATATCTCAATATCGTATGTTAACAGATGCAATAAATATAAAATCTGCCTTTATAATTAATTTAGGTATTGAATTTGAAATTATAACA